CCCTTCAGGTAAAATAAAAACAGCCATTCCCACAAGGAAACAGCCGTTCATTTTTTTGTTTGTTCTACTTTTCGCCTGGCAATATTGGCTGCCACAGCAACCAACAGCACGCCGGCAACAATTAAAGCAGCCGGTATACTGATCAGTGCAATACCGGTCACGACAAGCAGCATACCCAAAAGCACCAGTATGACAATAGCCTTATCTTCCTTATCCATTACATCACCTCACAAAAAACGAACGCCGGAACTGCCGCCAGTGCCGCCGTATTCTTCATAAAATGCAGGCAAACGTGCCATAGCATTTATGCCGGCAGCAACCAAGTCAATACGCTGCGTATCATCTTTATTTTTCTTACTCAATTTGATATTTTCATTGCTGTCAGTGTAGGCATACGCATTACGCAAACACCAGTCAAACAGCTCATTGCCTTCATGGATAATATTGCTCTCCACTACTTTCAGCCTGAATTCTTTGGTAGGTTCGCTCAAAGTCGGAATACCCTGCCGCACTTCAATAACTGTTTCCCCTTCTTCTTCCAACTTCTGCATGAAGTAAGAAGCGTTCCAGCCATCAAAACAATGTTCCACAACATCTAAATCCAGCTCATTAGCAAAGCACTTTACCCATACCTTCATCACATCATAATCAACAGCTGCGCCCTCTGTTATGGTGCAGTAGCCACGCTGGGCATATTCCCTGTAGGCTATGCGGTCAGTCTGTTCATGTCGTTTTACCGCTTCTTCAGGTATAAAGCCATGCGAAACTACTGCTACACGCTTTTCATCAAGCGGAATAATAAAAGTCGCAGCTGTCAGATCAATGCGCTTTGAAAGGTCATAACCAACTATGCAGCGCTTGCCGCTGATAATTTTATATAGTTCATCACGGGTCACCTTCAGTGTTTTCCACTTAGGCATCAGGCCATCCATATATTTCAATTCACTGCTGTCCTGCCACAAATTACAGCGTTTAGTCAGATATTCGCGCAGCTTTTTCGGGTCGTTACTTACAAATGCTTCACGTCCCTCGCTTACGATTTCCTTCAGCAAATGCTTGCTGTATTCAGTTTCATGCTGCAGCACAGGATTCGCTTTGACTAAAGCGTTGACATCATAAGGATCGTCGCCATCCTCCAGTTCGCGTATCATGCAGAAATAATCATCAATAGGCTCATCAGTGTCGCCATCTAAGATTTTGCAACACAGGTCATATTCTGCCTTACAGGGATTGTTTTCTACATCTTTACCAGCCGTAGAAATGATAAACAGCAAAGACTGCAGCCGTTTGCCGAAGCCGGATTTCAGCACGTCAACGATCTCGGAGGACGGATGCGCATGATATTCGTCAATTATAACCATACACGGCGCACCGGAATCCTTGTTTTTCGTCTGTTTGCTCAAAGCCCGCATCCAGCCTTTACGCGTTTTATGCTCTACCCGCGTACGCTTGATAATAAGCTTCTGGCTGATTTCTACAGAAGCTTCACCCATAGAACAGGCATCACCCCAAACACGTCTTGCCTGTTCCCTGTCCACGGCCGCGCATTCAACCTCCGGTGCCATTTCAAAGCGCCGCAGCTCAGGCTTACCCGGTGGATAGATAGCGTCAGCACACATGCCGTATAAAGCAACGCCTGACATTTCAGTGCTTTTGACATTGCCACGAGCGCGGAAATTAAAAGCTTTGGTAAACCGCCGTGCGCCTGTTTCTCTATGTACCCAGCCAAAAACACAGCCCAAGTCGAAATACTGAAAAGGCAGCAGCTGGATATGCTGCCCGGAATATACGCCACGCACGTGCACGCAGTATTTTTCAAACCAGTCAAAAATCCTGTTTGCCCTGCTTTCATCAAAAACATAAGGAAAGCTATCTGTACCCTGCCTTTCCAGATCATCAAGATGCCGCTGACAAGCCTGCCGTTCCCGCTTACACACAAGGCGCAGTCCGTCAACGACCTCGCGCGCATAGCGCTCAGTCACAAATAAATCATCATAACATGTCATGCCATCATTGAATCCTGTTCATCATCGTCATTTAAAGCATTAGCACGTTTGACAACAAGGCGGGCGCGGGCAGTTGGCGTAAGTCCAAGCTTTTCAGCATAGCTTAAAGCCTGCTTACCATACATATCTAATTTCTTTTTATCAGGGAACATCTTCACAGCTTCATCTTCAAACAAAGCCTGATAGCGGCAGAAGTTTGCCAATATGCGTGCATCAACATTGTCAAACAGCTCTATCTCTTTCCCTTCCTTGATAATTTCCTTCCAAATTTTCAAAGCCGCAGCACACGACTTTTCTTTTAAAAACGCAGGTGTTTTCAATACTACTTCAGCACGCTTGATTTTTTCTTCTGCGTTTTGCCGTTTCTCAATTTCTGTTTTTGTATAATGTTTACCAGTTTTATTGCCACGGTTAAAAAGCATAACCTTAGCACTTTGAGCCGGTGTCGGCATAAATATCACCTCCTTCAATCAATATTTGCAAAAAAATATATGATAGGGGAACTTTTCAAAAGTTCGAGTACGGTGCGGTATGATGTGAAAAACTGCAGGAAATTGAAACCCCCTACCCCTCGTAAGGGATTACCCTGAGTAAAAATTTTAAGAAAAAATTTTTATTTTTTCAAAATATCATTACCAAAGCCGCCGTCCTCAGTAGCAGTTTTAATGTCGTGGCAGCGTTTACACAACGCCTGATGATTAGCTTCATCCCAAAATAAATCATAATCGCCTTTATGCGGCTTGATATGATCCACTACACTCGCAGGCGCATTACGGCAATTTGCACAAATCGGATGTTTCTGCAAAAATATTTTTCTGTATCTTTGCCAACGCGCATTATAGCCACGCTGAGCAGCACTTTTACGATAACGGTCATAGCGCATGAATTTTTCCTGCTGGTGCTTATCACAATAACCGTTTGCATTATCCGTCAGGCTAAGACAGCCAAGCTTACGGCATTCACGCTTTATTCTGTTTGGCAAGCTGTCACCTCATTTCACGCATAAAAAAGCACCTGCAATATAACATTGCAAGTGCCGAATACGTTTTTACATTTCTTATCACTACCATATTACCACAGGTAAAAGCAAAAATCTGTCCTCATTTTGTCCATTCCAGCGCATTTACAATCCCAAAGCCTTAGCAAATTTAGATAAAGCTTTATTGTACTGGTTATAAATAGCCTGCCTTGAACTGTATCCCAGCTTCTCCGTGATGCGCTCCATACTATAGCCGTCTACATGGCGCATTATCAAAATATCGCCGTAATGCTCACAGTTTATTCCTTTATTGATTATTTGCAGCGCATCTTCAATAATTAATATTTCAGCCTGCCTGTCTGCTATTTTCAAAAGTATCCTTTGACATTCTTCAGCAATATTCATCATGCTAGGATGATAAGGTGTTGTGCTGGTAGCTGCCGCATCATAGGATGCAACAGAAGCAACAGCAGGTTTACCGGCGTCTGCCAATCTTTTCAGCTTACTGCGCAGGCCTTTAAGCGCTTCACGGTTCAAAGCATATTCTTCCAGTTTCTGTACAGCCATCCTTTTTTCTTCATCACGCGCCTTTATCACCTGCTTCACATCCTTTTCCGTTCCAGTATACGCAACCACGGCAATACCGTATTCCTTCAGGAAGTTTTTCTTCAAAGTCAACATCCAAGATGTCCAATGTTTTATCACTGCTTTTCACGGCGTAGCTGTCTAAAAACTTTTGCGCTAACTCTTTATGGACGATCGCGCCAATAGCAACCTGATTATCAAAAACTCCCGGAATATTTCTGACAATATACATTTCAGCTGCACACCGTTCCACTTTCACCAGCGCCCCATTAATTCTGTATGCCTGCATTTTTTGCCATCCTTTTCATCGAGCAAATTTCCATCTTTAAAATCAGAAAGCCTGTATATTTATCTATTGAGCCAACACGCCTGTAGCCGTTCGTCCTGCACCTTTTCAAGCACATACATTTGCCGCAGATATGTTCCTGCTCAACCAGTTCTTTAAGTTCGTCTTTATTTTTCTTGATCCATTCAGCTTCTGCTTCTGGCCAATGTTCTTTAGCGTAGCAGATTATTTCATCTTCTTCGACAGAAGCTTTGAAATACTGCGCCGCTTCCGTAAACCTGCCTGCTTTTGCCAACTCTATTATTTTTGCAATCCGTTGAGGTTTTTGAAGATATTCCGGTACTTTTTTCGGAGCGGGCGGTGTTGGAAGTAAAGCTTCTTCCTGTGCCGGTTCATTATTGCCCAGTTCTGCAGCCTGACTGATGAAATCCCACATTTCAAGTTCATCAGGATATTTTTTACAGGAATCAAGAGCAAGCTCAGCGGCTTTATCGAATACAACGGCATCAACAGTACGGAACGCAACCAGCCATTCATCACACAGCCTTTTGCGCATGGCAATATCCATGCTGGCAGAAAGTTTACCGTTTATTTCAATGATCGGCATCTTTTTCTTATCAAACTGGTAAAACGCTTTTAAAACATTTTGCTTTGTTATAACATTCACGTTATGCCCTCCTGTCTGTAAAAATCATCCAGCGACTGCTGTGCAGCTTTATTGTCATTTGGCAAACCATCTGTAAGCCAGTTACCAAGTATGCCAAAAAGATAATTCTTCGGATTACGAATCACTTTACCCCTGTTAGCTGCTTTTAGCTCTCTTACAGCCTGCAATACCCATACGGCTTTAGCACTAACAGCAAAAGCTTGCAGCATTTGTATTTCATCGCCATCAAGCCTGTGTTTTTCACTTGTAAAAGCAGCATTGTATTCCTGCAAAGCTGACACAAATTCAGGTTCCGATGCAGCACTGCGCAGCTTCTTGTTCGTGTCAGTGTTGTTTAATTTATTTTTTAATAATATATAATTCTTGTTATGTGTCGCCAAAGGTGTACCCGAAGCTGTTCCCTTTGGTGTTTCCGCAGCGGCAATATTTTCACTAGAAACCCTTGCAGTATCGGCATTCGCAAGTGTCTCCAAAGCTGTTCCCAAAAGTGTATCCAAAGGTGTATCCGCCAGCTGATAGCATTCCCAGTTTTTAATACGCACAATCGTACCTTCACGCTTACTTCTGCATTCTAAAAAACCGACTACGGCAAGACGGTTAAATTCACTTGTAAGCTTTTTTAAAGATACGCCACAGCTTTTAGCAAAGCGGCGGTAGCTGATAAACAATTCACCCGGATTCAGCACAGCGTTTTTATCTGTTGTTATCTGCCAGTGCGTGACACTATGGCAGGCAGTTAACAGCAATGTAATCAGTATTACCTTGCCTTCTGCATCCGCACCACACCACGCACGGCTTTTCAGCAATTTACGATGCAATTTTATCCATCCACTCATAGCCTTTAAGCTTTCATGGATGCAACTATATAAAAACTATCGCTGCCTGTAGCACGCACAAAAATCGGCTTATACTTGCCATTACTGCCAATAGTAACACTATCACCGCGGCAGTTATATATCAGCCTGTACAGCCTGCCAGCCGAAAAATAATTTGTATCTTCGTCCTGGCCTTCAACGGCATCCAAAGCAATACTTTCAATACCAGTCCCAGCGATGCTGACAGCTTCGATATATAGCCGCTCTGCATCACTGCAAATTTTTATCTTACTGCCTATTTCATCGCCAACAATAACTGAAGCTCTTGAAATAGCTGCCAGCAACTTGCTTTTATTAATAGTTATACACTTAGTTTCGCTGTTGCTCGCAGCCACCTTTTTACAGTCAGGAAAGCTGCCGCTTACTGACTGGCACATATAATCAAAGCGCGGTGCAGTAACAAAAATACCCTGCGCACTGCTGACCAATCGAACTTCACCCAATTCAGCCAGTTCTGCAATGTGCTGGATATTCAAGGGCAGCAAGATCAATTTAACAGCCTGATTGCAACATGCAGGCGGCACTACATACTTTGCAACACAGGAATTTTGCGCACTCCAGCAGACGGCACTGCCATCGTCCGCAATATTTATTTCTATCCCGCCCCTTTCACCAACAGCGTCTTTTGCAATAGCAGCACTACAATGCTTCATTGCTTCCTGTAAAAATCCTGTAGAAAGGCACACGCCGCCTTCAGGTATCTTCAAATCAGGCAGGCGGGCTGATAGTATCGTTAAATTATATTGACTGCTCTCTACAACTATCTGCAGCTCTTTTTCAGCAAAAATAAGCCTTACATCACCTGTAAAAGTTTTTGCCAAAGCCAAAAAACGTTTACATTCAACACAAATATCTGCTGATTGACCGCAGCCGTTGCTTATTCCTTCCATCCTGTACGTCAGCTGCTCTGCAGCTCCTGCCCGGCAAAACATAAGCATATAATTATTATCTTCATGCGGGCTTACTGCTACAATACGCAAAGCGCCGGCCATTTGTTTTAGATCATCATCCTGCTTTTTGCCGGAAGCCATATTGCCACCAATCAGCGCAACATATTCCAAAGTTTTTTTGAGTTCCTCAGAACTAACATAAATTTCAACAGCCATAGCATCACCTTATATTTTTTATTTAGCTATATTCTATTTAACACTTTTCTCCGGCACCGCATCCTCTGTATATCTAAATTTATCCCACAAACAGGATTCTAACCGTTTAATTTGAAGTTCCAAGTCAGCTTCCATGCCAGAAAGGATATGTTGAGAAAGCATATTTGTAACTTCCAGTTTATTTTTACTAAGAGCACTACAAAAATTAATACCATCCTCAACAGCCATACCACTTTCTTTATCAAAATAGCGAAATCGCATTCCAATAGAAGTAGCCTCATACTTCATTTTTTCTTTAAGTTCAGTAACATCTTTCAAGCATTTAGAGTAGTACCGTTTACATTCTAAAAGTTCCATCAGCTCAGCAACATTTTCTTTATTCAAAATATTATTTTCCATATCTATCACCGTTCTTCCGCATGTATTGTTTCTACCGCAAATAACTTATTAACAGGCTTTTGTAAATTCCAATTTGCCGGAAATCCATTTGTATTAATGCCACAACAGCTATGACCCAATCCCAAAGGACAATCCGCACATTCAGTGTGTTTTGTGCATTCATTTTTAATTGTTTCCAGTGCTTTATATAATTCCATATTTATGACATCCCTTCAGCCGCTTCATCAAACATACCAGATTCTACCTTCTGAACAACCTGACCATTTTCAGCAACTTTTTTTGCATTATTATCTGAAATAACAGCTTTAGGATATTTAGTGCCAAGCTGCGCTTCAACAAATATTGCTTCATCACCAGTAGCATCCAAGCTTTTGCTTGCCTTGATATTAATAGTTATGTTGCCTTTATCACCAATATCTAATTCATTAATAAGCTTTCTAAATTCGCCAGTGAACAAAAAAATTCAAATCACCATCACACAAATTATTTAAATCAACTTCCTCGGCCTGATATACTTCACCAGTCTGTTTATTGACATACTCCATAATTTATTTCCTCCCAAAAAGATAAATTCCCATAGCGGTAAGCAAAACATTAACTGCAGCCATAGATGCAATAAAAAATATTATCGTTAGAAAGGTATATTGAATAAGCTCAAATAAACTCATATCCATAATATTCACCCTTCCTTTTTACTCCCAATATGTTTATTCAAAGTGTTTATGACTTCCTTATCTTCATTTTTAATCAGCTGAATAACTAAATCCGTTGCGCATCTATTACAAATACCAACTTTACTATTATGAAAATAAAAACCATTCATCAACACTTCTTCACAACGACAGCAGAAGCGCTTATATTTCATATTTATTTGTCCTCCACATCTTAGTCCGCGCCGGCGCACGATTATTCCAGCGGCAGATCATTTCTTCTACAGTTACTTTTGCCTGCATGGTATTTCCACATTTGCAGCGAATATACTTATAGCCACGACTGCCAAATTCCATATGCACACGCCGCCCACAGCTCCGGCAATGGCAAAGCTCGGCAACTCCGAACATATTAAGCTGATCGGGAAAACAAAAGAAATTATAGCTTGCCGACTTATGAAGCCCTATACAATCACAACACGGATAATAGTCCATATATCGCTTAAAATTCCAGCGGCAGTTATTGCATTCAGGTTTCATTTTCCCGCAACCTCCATATTAAAAATAATATGTTCACCCGGCAGAATATAGCGGCCAAAAGCATTATCCCTTTCAGCCTGAGCGCAAATTTCACGCCAATCGCGCTGATCGTCATACGCTTCTTTTAAATCGTAAATTATTTCTTCCAAAGTATCACCTGCCTGCACCGTTACAGTTACAGCAACAGTTTGCTTAGGTTCATCCATAAAAAACGAATACCACAAGCAACAGGCCAGCCCTAAAACAGTTAAAAAGTATTTCACAATATCACCCCACTATGATAAAATAATGGGTAGATGTGTACTGCCCAGTTACATCTACCCTTGAACGTATAGTGCGTCAACACTATACGTTCTTTTCTTTTTCATTATTCATTTACATCCCTCCCTATTGTGCAGCAGCTCTACGCTTGGCCAAAAGCTTTTTAGTTTCACTTTTAAGATCAAGAATATCGCTTTTAAATCGGTTTTCATCACTAGGTTTATTTTTGCGAAAACTGATTATATTTGCAGCCTGCTGCATGTTTTTCATACTGGCAGCCTTCAGCTCAGCCTGTCGCTGATCCTGATCGCGCAAAAAAGCAATAACATCTTCATCCCAAACTCTGATTGGGCATCCACGTTTACCGCCTCCACTATGCGGCAACAAGCCACACTGGCAATAATTCAACATATCATAATAACTTGCGCCATAGATTTTACAAAACTTGCTCAAACTCATACGCTGCATTTACTGCACCACCTTTCAGCACCAGCCGGAACTTCTTTTATTCCAGCATTTTACATTTTTACGTTCAGACCTTTCTGTGATCCTAAAACAGCAGCTGACACGCTTCCGCACTTTTATTCTGCGATTGATCGCTTTGATGCAATCGAGTACGCATCTCAGCCCTAATTCTATGTTATTTCTCAAATCGACCATTTCCCGGCAAACCTGCTCTACATTGATAAGTACAGGCCAATTTAGCCCGCCAATGTTTAAATGCGTATCCTGAACTTTTTTCATATCAGCAGTCAGCTCCTATCTTCTTATAATTATTAAAATAATGTGTTACAATTTAAACGAGGTGTTTCAACCATGCAATTAACATCACTTGAATATCAAATATTAGAATTCGTTAGTCAAAAAGGCATTACCCGAAAATCTGAAATAATCAAACATTTTGAAACAGCATCTGATATAGAAATTTGTATAATGCGTTTAACTTTACCGACTCCTAACATTTATAATCTGCCACCAGACAAAACAAGGTATTTAGATATTATCCACGAAAATTCATTATCGAATGATTATAAATTAAAACTTACCAGTTTAGGTTCGCTGACATTAAATAATTATCAATACAATCTTCAAATTTCCGAAAAAAATAAACAGCAAGAACATCGTAAACACCTTAGAGATAGTTTTATTATTGCTGTTGCAGCATCTGTGCTGTCAGCTGTCATTGTTAAATTTTTGCTATAACCAATGCAATAGCATAGTTATAATAAAATTGGATAAAACAATGTATAGTTCTTTTCACTGCAAAATATAGACCAATACGAAAAGGGTGATTTAATGACAGAAGCATTATATGTAATACTCGGATGGCTACTTTCATTTCTGACTATGTACATTAGGGATTTTATAAAAGAAAAGGACGATAAAATTCAGCTATTAGATATATTACTTTTAAATCTTATAAAATTAGACCGCGCAACATGGCAAGATGCCAAAGAACGTTATAGAGATTTCTCTGGTACAAAAAACAGTTTACAAGATCATATTTATACCACTTTCATCCCTACCACTAACACATGGTGGAATCACGAAAAGTTAACTTTTATGCGCATATTGCCAAAAGAAGCTAATCAATTCGATAAATGGAATGAAATTAACGAATCTATTGACCTATTAAACGCAACAAAAGAAGAAATAACTAATTACGCTTCATTAACCAAAGAAACCAAAAATAGCTTAGAACAAGCAATAAAATATTGGCAGCAGTCGTGGTATATAATCCTTCTTCACCGTTTAAAACATAAGTAAAAATGTTAGCTACCGCTGTCGCAATTATTATGCCTATCATATGCAGATAGGCTTTTTTAAATAATCTTTTCACTCCTATTCCCCCTTTACTTGTTTATCAGCTGCACATTCTTTTCCACGCTCTTACAGCAGCAGGTCTGTTTTTATGAACAGAATCTTTAACCTTTTTGCCATACTGATCGCATACAACTAGCCGAGCTGTTCCGTCCCGTTTATCTGTAATGCTGGCAGTAACATCAAAATCTTTATGATATGTTTTCATATCTATGCCCCCTTTGCTGATTTTTCATCTTTATCGTCACGTAAGCTCATAGGATTTATTTTTAAAAATTTGCATATTTTCAAAAATTCATCTGCTCTCAACTTTCTTTTACCATTTTCTTTTAAAGTAGAATACATAACTTTCAACGGTAAATTTGCACCTTCACATACTGCTTTTACCGGAATATGTCTTTCTTTTATAATGTTATAAATTTTTTGTGTGACATCCATAATACCACCCCTTCCTTTCTTCATTTTGAAGATTTTTATTTTATTGTAATCTTCTTTTCGTAGAAAGTCAACTATCTCAGCAGTCTTTTTTCTTCTTTTTGAAGATTTTTTTCTTTACTTCGGGGAATTTAAGTGTTATTATAATTTCAACAAGGAGGGTAATATGGATATAGGAACTCTTTTAAAATTGAAAAGAAAAGAATTGAATCTGTCTGTCAAACAAGTTGTAGATTCTCTAAAGAGCTATAATATTTCAATATCAGAAAAAACTTTATATGGTTGGGAAAACAATTATAGACAACCAGACGCAGACACATTTCTAATTCTATGCGCCATTTATCAAATTTCTAATGTATTAGATTATTTCTTAAATGAACAAACCAAAGATTATTCAACAAAAGAATCTATTCTAATAAAAAAATACCGCCAACTTACTGCAGAACAGCAAGGAGCGGTAGAGAATAATATCGACTATTTTATTCAAGTAAATAAAAAAGATGAAACAACGGAAAACGGCGAAGACCCGTTCGAAAACAAGGTCGGGTAATATTCATTGATTTCAGTTCTAATCGTCACATTGACGATTAAATAAATATTATAGTCCTGGGGAGAGTGTTGAGTGATGAAAAAAATTTTATTCGCAATACTTATGATTTTAATAATTTCTATTACAGCTGGATGCGGTTCTAATGACACAAAAAACGCTGATCAAAATAAACCGAACGTATCCCAATTAACGAACAATTCGGAAGAAAAAATTAAAGTAACAAAAATAGCTTCTAATTCTAATCTTATCGCTAAAGCAATGAATATAGACAATGAAAAAGCAGTGGAAATTGACGGTATTTTATCTGCCATAGGGCTTGAAAAAATCACTTCTATGTACAAAATGACAGATACCGCTTATCAAATAACTGCTCCACCATTATCAAATCAAAAAGTAGATGTTATTTTAGTTATGTACGTTAAACCCAATAATTCTATTGATAAAATTGTATTCAGAAATAACAAGTTATATGAATCCGGCAATATTTTAAACACTCTCACTGGTACTATTTTATCTGACAACGAACGAAATATTGCAATGAGAGAAGCTGAAAGAGCAGTAAAATCTATTTTAAAAGATCCCGATTCCGCAAAGTTCAGCGGCAATTATTGGGTAACCAAAAATAATAATATTATTCGTGTTGTTGGTACAGTATATGCAAAGAATAGTTTGAACGCTGTCGTTTTAAGTAAATTTTTTGTAGATATGGACAGTAAATATAAAGTAATTGATGTAAAAGCAGAATCATTGTAAAAAACAAAATATTTTAATAGAAAGAAGGTTTCTACTTTGTTAGACGATACTAGCAAAAATATATTAGAATTTCTAGACAATATTATTAAATGCTGTGAAATCCATAATGTTAATATTCAAGAAGTGTTTGCTAAACATCCTAATTTATCCTATTTCACTCTTTTTCGAAAATGCTTTAACATACCATCAAGTGAATTAGAAAATATTATTGAAAAATTAGATCTATTATATGAAAATGACTTTATTGATACCAAAATGGATAGTACTTATTTTACAACACAATGTATTTATGAAAGATTAAATACAGAAGGTTCAAAATCTTTCTTAACTGAATCAGGCAAAGCATTGCTTGAAAATTAAAAACCTCTCTGCACAAAATTTCAAAGGATGTGATTTTTTTATGACCGATATCAGCGGAATCGAAATTTCTGATGTTTTTGGTCTTTCTGAACCTTTATCAAAATTAATTGATGTTGCTTCAGCTGCCTGTGGAAAAGTTTACGAACCATTACATATAAAAAAATTGGCAGACGCAAAAGCATACGAAATAAAAAAAATATCTGAAGCAATAGAATCAACAACAAATCTCGCCTCACACTATGCCGACGGTCAAGTAAATGTTGCCAATCAAATTCCACTTACTTTAGAAGAAAGAGCCAAAAACCGAGTAACTTTCCAAGAAATACAAAAGCAACAAAATGTTGAAGCAGTAGTTGTCAATGCCTATAAAGAATTAGAAAATGAATCTGAGGTAAGTCCAGAACCAGTCAATAAAGACTGGATACTGCGCTTTTTTAATTCTATAGAAGATATCAGCGATAAAGATATGCAAGAACTTTGGGGGAAAGTATTAGCCGGTGAAATCAAAAAACCCATGTCATATTCGCTAAGAACACTAGAAAAATTACGTAACTTATCAAAAAACGAAGCCTTTTTATTTCAAAAAGTCTACAAAAACTCATTCACTATAAAAGGAGGGGATTATGCTCTATTGCGCGACACTTCTGTGTTAGCATCGCATCAAATTTCATATGAAAATTTATTGACATTGTCTGATTGCGGTTTATTAAATATCGCTAACTATATAGAATACACAGCAAGATTGTCAACTCGGGGAGCT